GATTACGCAACCAACTCCCCGAAGAGCGGCACCCGCCGCTTCAAGGTCTGGACAACTGAGCGTGAGGCTGCCCGTGGCATCCCCACCGGTTCGAACCGCTATGGCGTAAAGCCCATCTTCGTCGAGGTGGAAGCATGAAGGACTTCCTCGGAAAGGAACTGGCTGTGGGCGATCTCGTCGTCCACGGCTCTGGCGTTTCGGGCGGGCTGTCTGGCCCCTTCGAGATCGAAGCATTCACGGAGAAGCGGGTGCGCCTCAAGCGCAAGTACTACCGCAATGGCCTCTGTGTCCCCTCTGAAAACCTCGTGAAGGTATCCCCATGAAACAGGCATTCTTTGCCGTGGTCATTCGCGTGGCCAACGGTCTCCTCACTGTTGCCGGTGTGCGTGAGCGCAAGGTGGCAGCATGAAAGCCGCCCTCCATTTCCTTCTCGACTTTTTGTCCATCGCCGGTCTCGGCTTGCTCGCCATCCTCGTAGCATCGTCTACCGGCGCGGCCTTCGTTGCCTTCGGCCCGCTCGCTGGTTCCGTTGCCGCGTTCTTTTGGATCGCAGTCGGGGTTTCCTTCGAAAGGTCGGAGCGCCTCTAACCTATGCAGTCAGAAAGCTCCTTCGTTCGCAAGGAGCCATGCCCGAAGTGCGGCTCAAGGGACAACCTTGGTCGCTACTCGGACGGCCACGGCCACTGCTTCGGCTGTGACTATTACGAGCCGGGAGATGGCTCCGACCCCCAACCTTCAAGGAAATCAAAGATGTCGCGAGACCTTATCTCGGGCGGGGAATACCGTGCCCTTTCAAAGCGCGGCATCACCGAAGAAACCTGCCGCAAGTTTGGCTACCGGATCGGCCACTTCAAGGACCAACTCGTCCACATCGCACCCTACTATGACGATGAGGGAAACCTCACGGCGCAGAAGATACGCTTTGCCGACAAGACCTTCACGGTCACCGGCAACATGAAGCCGGCGCTCCTCTTCGGCCAGAACCTGTGGAGTGGTGGAGGCCGTAAGGTCGTCATCACCGAAGGTGAGATCGACGCGATGTCGGTCAGCCAAGTGCAGGGCAATAAGTGGCCTGTCGTGTCCATCCAGAATGGCGCGCAGTCCGCAAAGAAGGCCTTGTCGGCAGCACTCGAATGGCTCACCACCTTCGAGGAAGTCGTCCTCATGTTCGACATGGATGAACCCGGGCGAGAAGCCGCAGCCGCGTGTGCTGCTCTCTTCCCTCCCGGCAAGTGTAAGATAGCCCGGCTACCGGACAAAGACCCCAACGCCCTGCTCATGGCCGGCAAGGGGGACGAGATCATCACTGCGATCTGGCAGGCTCAGACCTATCGCCCAGATGGGGTGGTATCCTTCAAGGACATCAAGGAAGCCGCTCGCCGGCCTATCGAGATGGGCCTTCGGTGGTTCTGTGAACGCCTGACCAAGCTGACCTACGGTCGCCGCTTCGGGGAAGTCTACGCCTTCGGCGCGGGTACCGGTATCGGCAAGACCGACTTCCTCACCCAGCAGATCACCTTCGATGTCACCGAGCTGGGACAAAAGGTTGGCGTGTTCTTCCTCGAACAGATGCCGACCGAGACAGCCAAGCGATTGGCCGGCAAGTTCGCCAAGCGTCGGTTCCATATCCCCGACGATGGGTGGACTGATGCCGAACTGGACGAGGCGCTCGATAAGCTCGATCAAGACATGCTGTTCTTCTACGACAGCTTCGGAGCGACTGAGTGGAGCGTCATCCGAGAGACCATCCGTTACCTCGCCCACAGCGAGGGTGTGAAGGTCTTCTACATCGACCACCTTACGGCCCTTGCGGCTGCCGAGGATGACGAGCGCAAAGCCCTTGAACAGATCATGGCCGAGATGGCTGCCCTGGCGAAGGAACTGGGCATCATCATCCACCTCGTGTCCCACCTCGCCACCCCCGAGGGCAAACCTCACGAAGAGGGTGGTCGCGTAATGATCAGACACTTCAAGGGCAGCCGAGCCATCGGCTTCTGGTGCCACTACATGTTTGGCCTCGAACGTGATCAGCAGCACGAGGATGAGCGTCTCCGTGCGGTGACAACCTTCCGTGTACTGAAGGACCGCTACACCGGCCAAGCCACAGGCGAGGCTATCTACCTCGGCTACGAGCGCGAGACCGGCATGCTCTACGAAACCAGCATCGAGTTTGGGGACGAGACCGGCTCTGACTTCAAGGACGAGACCGCCCCCTTTTAACCAAACCAATCCACCTGTGAATAGTTACTCCGGCGAGAGGACAACATGGACTTCAATTGGCACTGGCCAGACGGGTCGTCAGTCGACGCGCCTGCGCCTTCCACATACATCTTCGACTGCGAGACTGACGGGCTTCTGGACACCCTCACCAGGGTCCACTCGTTGGTCATGCGTGACCCCAGCAGTGGCTTCACGATCTCCGCAACCCCGAACGAATACGGCTCGGATGATCCCACGATCATCACCGACTGGACCGTCGAGGAAGCGTTACATGCCCTGATGAACGCCGATGTCATCATCGGTCACAACATCATCAAGTTCGACATCCCGGCATTGCAGAAGGTGTTCCCATGGTTCGAGCCGAAGGGCTTGATCATCGACACCTTGGTCTGCTCCCGCTTGATCTGGTCCGACATCGCCGACCACGATCTGAAGCAGGTGCGCAAGGGCTACCCAGGAAAGCTGGTCGGCTCCCACTCCCTTAAGGCCTGGGGCTACCGCCTCGGCGTCTTGAAGGGGGAGTTCGGTGAGACCACCGACTGGCACTACTGGTCCCCTGAAATGCAGACTTACTGCGAGCAGGACGTTGAAGTCACTGCCCAGTTCTACGCCCGCATCAAGAAGAAGGACCCCGCCAAGAAGGCCCTTTGGATCGAGCATGAGTTCTGCAAGATCATCGCCATGCAGGAGCGCCACGGCTTCGCCTTTAACGAGGAGGAAGCCGTCAAGCTCTATGGCCAGCTTGTCACCCGCAGGCTGGAGATTGCCCAGGACCTGAAGGCTGCCTTTCCCCCGGTCGAGAAGACCGAGGTGTTCATCCCCAAGGTGAACAACAAGCAGCGCGGCTACGTGAAGGGTGAGCCATTCACCAAGAAGTGGATGGTCGAGTTCAACCCATCATCCCGCCAGATGATTGCAGATCGCCTGCAAGCCATGGGCTGGGTGCCGCAGGAGTTCACCCCTTCCGGTCAACCTAAGATCGACGAAACAATCCTCCAGGCGCTGCCCTACGCGGAAGCGAAGGTGCTGGCCGAACACTTCCTCGTCGAGAAACGCATTGGCCAGTTGGCCGAGGGCGATCAGGCGTGGCTCAAGCTCGTCAGGAAAGGGCGCATCCATGGTTCCGTCAACACCAACGGTGCTGTCACCGGCCGGTGCACCCATAGCAACCCGAACGTCGCTCAGGTCCCGCGTGTGGGCAGTCCTTTCGGTGCGGAATGCCGAGCGCTATTCAGCACTACCTCGCGGTGGGTTCTGGTGGGGGCCGATCTATCTGGCCTTGAGCTTCGGTGCCTCGCCCATTTCATGGCCCTCTTTGATGGAGGGGAATACGGGCGCATCGTCCTCGAAGGGGACATCCACACCGTAAACCAGAACGCTGCCGGCCTGCCGACACGTAACGATGCCAAGACGTTCATCTACGCCTTCCTCTATGGGGCAGGCGACCAGAAGATTGGCAGCATCGTCGCGCCTGATGCATCCCCCGAGGAGCAGAAGCGCATCGGCAAGAAGCTCAAGCGGCAGTTCCTCGCGAAGACCCCGGCACTGCGCCGCCTCCGTGAGGTCGTCGAGCTTAAGGTCCTCGGGTTCGTCCCCAAGTCCCGGCCGCTCAGCGTCAACCCCGCATATGAGCATCTATGGCGACAGGACAGCGCCAAGCAGTGGTGGTTCAAGGCCTCCGCTGGTGGCGTTCTAGTCGGCCTCGACGGGCGCCAGCTCCACATCAGGTCAGCTCATGCAGCCCTCAACACGCTGCTGCAGTCGGCCGGCGCGTTGATCTCGAAGGTCTCGATGATCTTCGCTTATCAAGAACTATCCACCCGTGGCTACATCTTCGGGAGGGACTACGCCTTCGTGGCTCACATCCACGACGAAATCCAGACCGAGTGCCGCGCCGACATCGCGGAGGAGGTGGGGCAGATCGTCGTCGAGGCGATGCGCGCGGCAGGTGCATTCTTCGCCTTCGGTTGTCCGATCGATGGCGAGTTCAAGATCGGCAACAACTGGAAGGAAACCCACTGAGCCATGATTGAAATCCTCAAGCAGGCCTTGGAGAACCCCTTCAAGACCAAATCCAACTTCGCCCGTGAGAACGCTGATCTGATTGCTATGGCAGCCAGTGACAGCTTCATCACGACCCGCGTGGCTGCCGGCCTGTATTCCCGCAAGTGGATGATCACGCCGGTCGGTCTCTCCCACTACTACGCACTGTCGGGGATGAACCATGACTGAAGGTCAAGCCAAGCTTCTCTCGGTCATCATGATCGTGGCCATTATCGTCGACATCGCGAGGCTGGTCTCCTGATGTTCGACCGCACGTTCGTCGGTGGGCGCACGACCCACCACCATCACATGACTGTCAACCAACAGCCGAACGACGCTGCCGATGCGGCCCGCCTCTATGGCGAGCTGCAAGACAAGGCCGGGGATTCCGTCAAGGAAATCATCGGTCACCAGATCGCAGACACCAAGGTCGAGTTCGTAACGCTCGATACGCACCGCGATGTCCTGGACTTCAAGGACCACGTCCGAGTGGTCTTCAAGATCAACGGCAAGACCTTCGAGACGAGGGTCGAGATTGATGAGTTCAACCGCGATGAACCTCGCGAGCGTGTGGCTTATCGCGCAATTGCCGAGGGCATCGCCAACACCCTGATGGATCGGTCGATCCTTCAAATCTATCAAACCTTTGCGAGGAGACGCTGATGTCAACCAAACGCTGGGTCACCTTCGGTCGCACCGAAAGCGGTGACGATCTGGTCCCGATCATCTGGGACGAACGGCCCCCGCACCACGTGGTCGAGGACGCCTATCGGGAACTCTACCCGCAAGAATACCGCTATGTCGGCCACGTCAACTGGACGGCAGCCGAAGCGGAGGAGGGCGTCATCCTCCATGACTAGAACCCTCCTCATTGACGCGGACGTGGTCGCCTATGTGGCGGCTTCGTCCCTTGAGGTGGCCACTGACTGGGGCGACGGCTACTGGACTTGGCACGTCGACGAGTTCGAAGTGCAGAAGAAGGTCAAGCAGATCATCGACGATACGATGGAAGATCTGAAAGGCGACAGCTACAAGCTTTGCCTGACCGATAGCCTCGGCAACTTCCGCAAGTCCGTCCTGGCCACCTATAAGGGCAGCCGCGCGAACATCAAGAAACCCCTGGTCCTGATGAGAACCAAGGAGTGGATGATCGACGAGCTGGGGGCTTACTTCCGCCCTGGTCTCGAAGGTGACGACTGCATGGGCATTCTCGCCACCATGAAGGGGACCGATGAGCGCATCATCGTTTCCATCGACAAGGACATGAAGACCGTCCCTGGCAAGTTCTGCCGGTACACCGACAGCAAGGCCAAGATAGTCGAATACTCCGAGCAGGAGGCCGACTATTGGCACCTCTATCAGACGCTCATGGGCGACGCGACGGACGGCTATTCAGGCTGCCCTGGCATCGGCCCGAAGAAGGCTGAGGCGATCCTTGGCCCGATTGACGAGTTCGATCTGGTCGAGGGCTGGGCGAGGGTGCTTACCGCCTTCGAGAAAGCCACGCTCACCGAAACCGATGCACTGACGCAGGCCCGTGTGGCCCGCATCCTCAGGGCATCTGATTACGACTTCAAGAAGAAGGAGCCCATCCTGTGGCAACCAAAGGCAAACTGATCGCCCTCTACAGCGATGCTGCTGGCAGCGGGAAGTCCGAGGTCGCCGGTACCTTGGTCAGGCATGGCTATCGCTCGGTGAAGTTCGCCGGCCCCCTGAAGAACATGGCCCGTGGTCTGCTCAGCTCGATGGGTTTCGATGGTGTGACCGTCGAACGCATGATCGAGGGCGACCTGAAGGAAGCAGTAATCCCCGGCTTCAAGACTGTCACGCCCCGCCAAATCATGCAGACCCTCGGCACCGACTGGGGCAGGGAAGCTATCGACCAGGACCTCTGGACGAAGGTAGCAGCTTCCAAGATCGAAGGCCTGCGCGACAAGGGGATCGATGTGGTGGTCGACGACCTCCGCTTCCCCAATGAGTACGATCTCATCGCTTCCCTTGACGGGACGCTGGTGCGGGTCGTTCGGGCTGACCCTTCACGGGAGGCCGGTGGTGCATATGAAGGCAAGCTCTCGGGCCACTTCTTCCACCACACGATCCTCAATAACGGAACGCTTCGCGAGTTGTACAGCAAGACGCTACTTCTCGCGCAGTCGGTTTAACCAATTCAATCCACTGGTGAATTTATGATCAAGAAGTTCTTCGGCCTCTTCGCCGTTCTCCTCTCAGCGTCCCTCGTCTTCGCTTCCATGGCCGAGGCTGCCTCCTTCGGCGGCTTCCGTGGTGGCAGCTCTTTCCGCTCCTCCTCGTTCAGCTCTTCGCGGTCGTACTCGCGCCCCTCGACGAGCTACAGCCGTCCCTCGACCTCTTACAGCCGACCGTCCACGAGCTACTCGCGACCGGCCTACAGCTACAGCCGGCCGAGCTACAATTCCTACTCCTCGACCACGGTCAACCAGTCGAGCGGTGGCGGCTTCTTCTCCAGCATGCTCGGTTCGATTGCCGGGTACGGCATTGCCTCTTGGCTGTTCGGTGAAGACGAGAAGCCGGCTGAACAGGCTCCTGCCGCAGCGCCGACACCGGCCCCTGCAGCTCCGACTGCCGCTGTCCCGACGACCACCGTTCAGGAAGCTCCGAAGGCCCAGTGAGCAATCTGCAGGACCACACGAACGAAAACCTGCCCAGCGACCTGAAGGTCTCCCGAAGGGGAGGCCAGCTCGTCCTGCAGACCAGAACCGCGACGATCTACCTCGACTTCAGCCGCCGCAATGAGCTGGTCGAGGCGATCAAAGCCTTGGGGTGAAAGCCGCCCCGAGGGCCATTTTCAATTACCCCTCCCTTAAGGATAACTCGATGGCCGAAGACCAAGATCGCTTCCCTCATATCCCCAAAGACCTCATCGACGCCCTCGATCAGAAGTTCCCTGAGAGGACACCCTCATTAAAATCCTCCTTAGATGAGATCAGATGGAAGGGGGGAGAGAGGCATGTCGTGAGGTTCCTCCTCGAACAATACCACCGTCAGAATGAGGCGGTGATCAACGAACAGGTTCTCCGATAAATGTGCCCACGACCCAAAGTCAAAGAGCAGAAGGTCGAGCCGGTCGCTCAGACCCCGCCGCCTGCTCAGCCTGCGGCCACCGTCAATCAATCTGGCCCGAAGACGCCCGACGAACTTTCCCCAGAAGCCGCCGCCATCAAGGCCAAGCGTAAGGGCCGTTCCGGTCTCCGCATCCCGCTCGATGCAGGCACCGGTGGTGGCGCAACCGGGATCAACGTCCCTCAGGCATAAGGTTCCCCAATGACCGGGCAAACAGCTTCCGGTCGTTATCAGCAGCTCAGCACAGCCAGGTCTGCCGTCCTTGAACGAGCGCGGGCTTCCGCCAAGCTGACTATCCCATCGCTTCTTCCGCCCTCAGGGCACTCCGAGACCTCGTCTCTGCCGACCCCGTTCCAGGGCATCGGCGCACGAGGCGTGAACAATCTGGCCTCCAAGCTCCTGCTGGCCCTTCTCCCTCCGAACTCTCCCTTCTTCCGTCTGATGATCGACGACTTCACGCTCGAACAGTTGACGCAGCGGCAGGGGATGAGAGCCGAGGTCGAGAAGGGCCTGAACAAGATCGAACGCGCCCTGATGACGGAGATCGAGACCACGGCAATCCGTGTGTCCGCTTTCGAAGCGCTGAAGCAGCTCCTTGTTGCTGGTAACGTCCTTATCTACCTCCCGAACGAGGGAGGCATGCGGGTCTTCCGCCTCGACCGCTACGTGGTCAAGCGTGACCCGATGGGCAATGTGATCGAGATCATAACCCGCGAAGATATTTCCCCTGACATGGTCCCTCAGTCGATGAAGGACTCCGTCAAGCAGAAGTCGAAGTCGAACGAAAAGACCATCGAACTCTACACCCACATCGTCCGAACGCCTGACAAGTGGGTCATCCGTCAAGAGATCAAGGGCATGACCGTGCCCCGCTCTCGTGGTTCCTATCCGCTGGATAAGTGCCCGTGGATCGCCCTGCGATTCACCAAGATCGACTGCGAAGACTACGGTCGCGGCTACGTCGAGGAATACTACGGCGATCTGCTGTCCCTCGAAACGCTCCAGCAGGCCATCGTCGAAGGCTCGGCTGCGGCTGCCAAAGTTCTGTTCCTCGTGAACCCGAACGGCACCACCCGCATGACTGACATCGCCAAGGCACCGTCTGGCGCTGTCCGCTCCGGTAACGCCGAAGACGTGAGCGTCCTGCAGCTCGAAAAGTACGCGGACTTCCAGATCGCCTTCAAGACGATTGAGACCATCCAGCAGCGCCTGTCGTTCGCCTTCCTCCTGAATACCGCAATCCAGCGGGCAGGGGAGCGCGTGACGGCCGAAGAAATCCGGTACATGGCCGGCGAGCTGGAAGATGCCCTCGGTGGTGTCTACTCGATCCTGTCGCAGGAGTTTCAGCTCCCGCTCGTCCGCGTCCTGATGTTCCGCATGGAGCGCCAGAAGAAGATTCCGCCGCTGCCTAAGGGTGTTGTTAGACCGACCATCACGACCGGCCTCGAAGCACTTGGTCGTGGGCACGACATGAACAAGCTCAACCTGTTCGGTCAAGCCGCACAGCAGGCTGCCGCACTCCCGCCTGAGATCAGCAAGGCTGACTTCCTCATGCGCATCGGTACCGCCCTCGGCCTCGACATGGACGGCCTCGTCAAGACGCCCGCTCAGCTCCAGCAGGATCAGCAGCAACTCATGCTGCAGCAGCTCCTCGACAAGCTCGGCCCGAAGGGAATGGACATCCTCCGAGATCAACTCAAACCAGAGGTGCAAGATGGCGCGCAAGCCCAAGCCCAACCAGCCTCAGGGTGACGAGAGCGCGGCGACCAAGGTTGCCCCTCTGACCTCTGAGGTCCCTGCCGGTCGTGCCGGTCCCAAGCGGACGGTCCATGATCACGGCATCGTCTCTCTCGACTTCTAAGGACCACCCCATGACATCCTTTGGTGACGCCTTCAAGGCTGCCCGAAAAGCCGGCAAGACGACCTTCAAGTTTGGAGGTAAGTCCTACCACACCAAGACAAAAGACGAGATGGCCAAGACCACGAAGGCCGTCCCGACACCGACCCCACGCCCCGAGGCGATGAAGACTGATGCCCAGGCAGCGGTCGACAGCGCGCCGAAGTCTGCTCCCGCCAAGCCGGCCCCGAAGCAGGACTACCCGCGCCCCGCAAAGTCCGTGGGCATCGCCAGCGCCGGCTCCGCAATCGGTCAGGCCGCAGCCGCTCGGGATAACGCCCCGGTCGCCAAGGTTCCGTCCCGCGCCGATGCGAACGCGAACACCGTGCAAAAGCCTCAGACCCCCGCTCGGGGCACTGTCCCCAAGCCTGAGAAGCAGGGGCCGCAGCCGGAAGAGGGACAGTGGTTCGCCCGTAAGGGCTCCGCGATCTCGCTCGGCATCGCCCGTCGCCGCAACGCTCCCGTCTCGAAATAAGCAGGAACCATGGAAAACGAAGTGAAAGAAGAGGACCAGATCGTGGTCCCCGGCTCTGACGAGCATAACGCTCTCATGGTCGAGAAATTCCAGAACCAGTCTGGCACGGTCGACAAGCCGGCCGAAACGCCCGCTGAACGTCCCTCCTGGCTTCCCGAGAAGTTCCAGACGCCGGAAGCCCTGGCCGAGGCCTATGCTGCCCTCGAACGCAAGCAGTCGGGCGGCACCGAAACGCCGGCCCCGAAGCCTGCCGATGCGCCGGCTGAAGAGGCCCGTGATGCGCTTGCTTCTGTCGGCCTCGACTTCGACGCCTTCGGCACTGAGTTTGCCGAGAAGGGTGCGCTGTCCGATGAGAGCTACGCCAAGCTGGCCGAGAAGGGTCTGACGAAGGAAATCGTCGACGACTTCATCGCCGGCCAGGAAGCAAAGACCCAGCTCCACCGCGCCGAAGTTCTCCTCGCAGTCGGCGGTGAAGACACCTACACGCAGATGACCGAGTGGGCCGCTTCGAACCTCACGCCGGCTGAGATCGAGGCCTACAACGATCAGGTCGACAGCGGCAATATCACGGCTGCCAAGATGGCCGTGCAGGGCCTGAAGGCTCGCTTCGAAGCAGCGAACGGCGCAGAACCGGAACTGCTGAACGGCGAGACTGGCGGCAACTCCACCGAGTTCTTCCGGTCGACCGCTGAACTCACCGCAGCAATGCGTGACCCGCGCTACAAGAAGGACCCCGCCTATCGGGAGGACGTCAAGCGCAAACTCTCCAAGTCCTCGCTCTATTAAGGAACGTCAATGACCGCACTCGCCTCTATCGTGGCGCTGCTTTGGGCTCATCTCGACGACATCTTCGCAGTGCTCTTTGCGCTGCAGGCTGTCCTAGTCCTGATCTCCAAGCTCACGCCGACCCCGAAGGATGACGCCATCGCAGCGAAAATCCTGTCGGTCCTCGAAAGCATCGCCTCTGTCCTCTCCGTCAAGCGGAAGGATTTCCCGGCAGCTCCGACATCCCCAGGTCTCTTTTAATAAATCGGGGTGAGCCGCATAAGTTGGCTCATCCCTTCTTCTTGGATAGGAGGCGCTGCACTGCTTGACTTAGCTGCTTGTTGTCCTGTCTCAACGACGCAATGCGCTCTACCAAGTCGCTCAACACTAAACGGACGGAAGCAGCGTATTCCAAGCAATCGTCGTCGGTCTCGTTGTGCAAGCTAATGCTAAGCGCCTTATGTAAAGCGTTCAGAGGATTGTGCCCGTCTATCAAGAGCCCCTGCGGGACGCCCGACTTGATCTTCTCCATGGACTTCATGAAGGAGATTTCTTTCTTCGCCTCTTTCAATTCTTCGATTAGGTCGCCGGAAGCACCGACAGTCTCGCAAACTTTGATAATTTCGTCGAACAAGTCATTTCGGTGGTTTTCGACGACCCGACGGTAATAGGCGAAGGCCCCGATACCGTAACCCAGATTCTCGCACTGCCTACCTTTCAGGAATAGTTTGCCGTCTGCGTCACCAAGCAACTTCAATACGCGCTTCGGGACCGGCGTTCCCATGGTTGGGAACTCGCCATATTTGAAGATCTTACCGCTACCGTCGTCTTCCATCTCCACGTGAAGGGCGTACTGTTTTTTGTCTTCGAGACAATCACCGCATCGATAGTGGGCATGGGTATTCATCGTCGTCTGACTCCAGCCGGAAGCGGGATTAAAGACAACGCGGTAACTCCGCATTCCATCGCAGGTTTGGCAATGGAGGCGTATCGAGGGGTAAAGTATCTTCCGCTTTCTAATGCTGTTCTCGGTTGTGGGCTCCCAGACGCCGCCAACTACTTTTTCGATTCCAGCGTGTGTCTTCTCCAGGAAGTGTTTGAAGCTAATGGTTTCCCGGTCCGGAGTGTCTTCCTCAATGCCCAGGTCAATCTCTTCCACCAAAATATCCTCAATGCGACGAACCCTCCCTAGGTAGTATTTCGGGCTCGAAAACGCAAATTCTTTGGGTTTTCAGTCGGGGCCGGCGTTCCCGACTGATGCAAGGTGACCGACTCAAAGGTTAATTGCCGTTCCCTGTGAAAGAAGTTCGACAGTGCTGCGTGCCTCATACGCGGCTGTCCAAGGTAATCCCCAGAACACCACTCAGCAAGCTTAGCCCCGATGCGTCGGGACAACTTAGTCGTGTCGAGTGAAGCAGTTCGGGAAGCCTGATCAACTTCCAACTCTTCACAGGAAATACTTCATATGGCAAACGCCAACGTTACCCGCATCGGTCAGATCAACGGCTCTGGTGATGTGGATGCACTGTTCCTCATGCAGTTCGCAGGCGAAGTCCTCACTGCTTTCGAGGAAACCAATGTTGCCCTCGAACACACGATGACCCGCACGATCAGCTCGGGCAAGTCGGCACAGTTTCCCGCGACCGGCAAGGTCGGCGGTGAATACCACGTTCCGGGTACCGAGATCACCGGCCTGAACCTCAAGGCCGCTGAAACGGTCATCACCATCGACGATCTGCTGATCTCGCACGGCTTCATCGCCAACATCGACGAGGCCAAGACGCACTACGACCTGCGCTCGATCTACTCGACCGAGATGGGCCGCTTCCTGGCCAAGACGATGGACAAGCACCTGCTTCAGGTCGGCGTCCTCGCAGCCCGCGCCACGAACGTGGTCCAGGGCGAACCGGGCGGTTCCGTCATCCTCACGGGTGAAGCCGGTCTGCCGGCCACGCCGAACTTCGCCACGAACGGTGATCACCTCGCCGCTGCCCTCTTCATCGCTGCCCAGAAGCTCGATGAGAAGGACGTGCCGGAAGAAGAGCGTGTCGCCTTCGTGAAGCCCGCCCAGTACTACAACCTTGTCAAGGCCACCAACAACCTGAACAAGGATTGGGGCGGCATGGGTTCCTACGCTGAGGGCTCGATCCTCAAGGTCGCCGGCATCCAGATCATCAAGACGAACCACCTGCCGAGCACCGACCTGTCGGCTGCAACCGGCGTCGAGGCTGGCTCGGGTCTGCGCTATCGCGGCAACTTCGCGAACACCTCTGCGCTCGTCATGCACAAGTCTGCAGTCGGCACCGTCAAGCTGCTCGATATGGGCATGGAGTCGGCCTACGACATCCGCCGTCAGGGTCACCTGATGGTCGCCAAGTACGCAGTCGGTCACGGCATCCTGCGCCCGCAGGCCGCTGTCGAAATCCGCAACGCTGCGTCCTAATCAATCCACCAGTGAATATGGGGAGGCTCCTTAACAGGGGTCTCCCCTTTTTTTCGTGAAGGACATTCACTCTCATGGCCACTCAGAATTACTCCATCGAGACCGACGATTGGACTGCGGTCTCCACGGCTGAAGCCACGGTCATCGTCAAGAACGAGAGCGTCTTTGACGCCTACATCGCGGTCGCTCCGAACTCCGCTGCTCTTGCCTCGGTGAAGGGTCACATCCTCCCGCGCGGCGATGCATGGCCGTTCATCAACCTCGGAACCAACAAGGTCTTCGTGAAGCGCAACGAGAAGACCCAGCCGCTCGCCATTTCGGTCAGCGCCTACTGAGGTCAGCATGATCAATCGCAGAAGTCTACTCTGGTCCACCTACCTGTCATCGGGGGGCGGTGGTCATCCCGTGTGGGTCCCTGACCCCAACCGTTACATGCCTGCTGCAACCCGTACCCGCTGGCCGGCCGGCTTCACCATGACCTACGCCACCGGCCTGAACTACCAGTGCTCCCGGCTTTATTTCGGGTCTCCTGATTATCCAACCAACGATTTCCTGATCCCGTTCGTGGGCTTTGGTTTGACCGAAGGGGGCCTCGCACCTCAGGAGACCGTCCTACCGAACGCTGACATCCCACTCGATGGGGCAAACTTCATTCATCCCAATGGGACCAAGTATCCCATCCTGTTCGGTGGAGCCGCAACCGCTTCGGTCACCGCAGCAACCGGGATAGTCTATGGTCAGGTAACGCTGCCCACCTCGCTGCCGGCGTGGTCCATCTTCGGTATTGAGACGTTCTATCACGGCACCGTAGGGAACACCTACATCGGCGCATATCGCTGCCAGAGGCACCGTGGTGAGAAGCTCTGGGCTGCTGGTGATCTCGCCTCGGTTCAGGCGCTTGCTGCCGCTAATGGCCCCAGCACTGCGGCTCTGGACCCCGACAATTGGTACAACACTGTCGGCAACGCTACGAACTCTCAGCAGCTCGCCTATGGGCCGGCGCTGGTCCTCGCGAAGGGATGGGATGGTCGCCCCGTTCCGATGCTTCTCGCGGACTCCCTGGCCGAGCGTCAGGAGATCGCAGCATCTGCCGATGATCGCGGGAACATGGGCGTCTGGCGGCGCTGGTTCGACCAGAGAGACCCCATTTGGGGCAGCCTCATCCCGCTCGTCATGGGCGTCCCTGGCGCAAAGTCCAAGCAGGAGCTGGCCACCTCAGCCACCAAGCGCTGGACCATGATCGACGCGATCAAGACGACCTACAACGCCGGTAAGGACATCTGGACCTGTGTCGCCGATCAGTCTGGTCGAAACGATAACAACGCCACGGCTGCCACTTGGTATGGCGATAAGTTCGGCCTCGTCGACCGCGTCAAGACCAGATACGGGGCAGGGACCCACGTTGTGGGGATGACCCTCTGGCCGACCCTCACGTCGACCGATAACGCCCGCACGGCCGGTGCTTACTCTGTGGCGACGTTGTGGAACGGTGTTACCGGCACCCTCAAGACTGTGAACGACGCCATCAAGGCTTCCTCCCGGTACGCCAAGGTGATGGACGTGTTCCCCGCTTACACCACCGATGCAGACCCTTCCAAGGCCCCCGGCTCTGAGATGTTTCCCCTGGGCAATGTTATTGGCCACCCGGGCAATCAGGACGGAGTAACCACCTGGGACACCATCCGCATGCCGTCAGGCATTCCCCGAGGCGCTGTGATCACATTCGAGTACCAACCGGGCCTCTGGGCTTCGCGGACGGTTCTCAGTGAGGCTCCCGTGGGTGATGGAACCTCGAATTACAAGGTTCAGGAAGTGTTCGCGACCAACGTGCAGGACAATGCCACGCTCTATGGCAAGGCCCTGAACCTTGACTCCGGTAGCGGTACCACGACCCACGTCCACCCGCTGCTCCACGCCATCCTCAGGATCATCAGCCGCATCCCGCAGTCGGAGAAGTCCAAGTTCTATTCGGCTGCCTAAACCAGCCACCACACCCCCACTCAGGCCCGCCATCGCGCGGGCTTTTTCTTTTTCAGGATCAACATGTCCGTCCTCGTTCCGACTCCCACCACGGAGCTTGAGGCGATCAACCTCATGCTGTCCGTCATCGGTGAAAGCCCAGTCAACACGGCTGAGGATACCGGTGTCGTCGACGCGGTGATCGCCCGTCAAATCCTCTTTCAGTCCAGCCGAGACGTTCAGCTCGTGGGCTGGCATTGGAACACTGAAATCGACTACCCGATACCTGCAAGCTTCCCCGAAGGTGAGCTTCAGCTTCCCCCGAACACCCTCAAGGTGGATACCACAGGGGCCGACTCGGTCCTCGATCTGGTCCAGCGCGGCAACCGCCTCTACGACCGCAAGAACCACACCTTCAACGTGGGCCGCACAGTCTACGTCGAGATCGTCCTTCTCCTGCCTTTCGACCAGCTCCCCGAGGCTGCCCGCTCCTACATCGTGATGCGAGCTGCTCGGCAGTTTCAGGAGCGCATGGTCGGCTCGGAGACGATCTGGCAGTTCAACTCCAGAGATGAGCTGAAGTCGTGGTCGAACCTGCTGTCCGCTGAGGCTGAGACGCTCGATCTGAACGTCTTCACGGACAACCCGTCCGTCCAGCGCGTGACCAATCGACTGCCCCCGGGAGGCCTCAGCTAATGGCCGGGGCGCTCATCTCAACAACCATCCCGAACCTGATCAACGGCGTCTCTCAGCAGCCCTATGCGCTTCGTCTGGCGAGCCAGTGCGAGCTGCAGGAGAATGCCCATAGCTCGGTTGTCGAGGGGCTCCGCAAGCGCCCTGGCACCACGCACCGGGCCAAGATCACCAACGCACCCGCAGGTGAGCTGTTCACGCACACCATCAACCGCGACCGCAACGAGCAGTACGAGGTCATCGTGGGCAACGGAGCGCTGAAGGTCTATGACCTGAAGACCGGTGTCGAGAAGACTGTGGCGTTTCCGAACGGCACCGCATACCTCGCTGCGGCTGACCCGCGATCTGCTTTCAAGGCAGTGACGATCGCTGACTACACGTTCCTCATCAACCGCACGATAACGGTCCAGCAGGACACCACGCTGTCGGCCTCCCGGCAACCTGAGGCCATCGTGTGGATCAAACAGGGTGCTTACGGCACCAAGTACTCGATCAACCTGAATGGTAACACGGCCGAGGTGAACACGCCTGACGGTTCGGTGGCCGCGCACATCGCCCAAGTCCAGACCGACGCAATTGCAGCAAATCTGATCACCGCCATCAACAGCGCAGCCCCAGGCTTCACGTTCGTCCGTAGCGGTTCCAGCATCTGGATCAGAAAAAACGACGGCAACGATTTCACGGTCAATGTGACGGACAGCCAGGGCGACCAAGCAACGAAGCTTGTAAAGCGTTCCGTCCAGCGCTTCTCCGATCTGCCTGCAAAGGGCTTCGACGGTTTCAGTGTCGAGATCGCAGGCGACCAGTCGTCTTCGTTCGATAACTACTATGTGAAATATCAGACCAGCAGCGGCTTCGAGTCAGGCGTCTGGGTCGAGAGCGTCAAGGGTGGCGAAGCAATCCGCCTCAAGTCCTCGACGATGGCCCATGCGCTGGTCCGCGAGGCCAACGGCACGTTCACCTTCAAGCAGGTGACATGGGAAGATCGCAAGGTCGGAGATCTCGATAGCAGCCCGATGCCGTCCTTCGTGGGCAAGAAGATGAACGACATCTTCTTCCACCGCAACCGGCTCGGCTTCATCGCGGATGAGAACGTCTGCTTCTCTCGCGCCAGCGACTTCTTCAACTTCTTCCGTTCGTCGGCCACCCAGGTCCTCGATACCGACCCCATCGACGCTGCTGTGTCGCACATCAAGGTCTCCATCCTGCAGCATGCAATCCCGTTCAATGAAACGCTGCTGCTCTTCTCGGAGCAGACGCAGTTCCAGCTCGGGGCTGTCGATTTGCTCACGCCTGAGACCATCGCGATCAACCAGACGACCGAGTTCGAATGCTCCCTCAAGGCACGGCCGGTCGGCTCGGGCAGGAACATCTACTTCACCTTCAACCGGGGTGAGTTCTCGGGCCTGCGCGAATATTACGTCGATGGGGACACCAAGACGAATGACGCGAATGACGTGACCTCGCACGTCCCGGCCTATGTGCCGAAGGACATCTCGAAGATGGCTGCCTCGTCTTCCGAGGACACCATCGCCATGCTGTCGGAAAACGAGCGCAACACAATCTACGTCTACAAGTACTACTGGAACGACCAGGAGAAACTCCAGTCGGCGTGGTATAAGTGGACGTTCCCGGCGACCGACACGATCCTCTCTGTCGAGTTCGTCGAGAGCAACCTCTACCTGATCATTCGGCGCGCTGATGGCGTGTTCATCGAGAGCATGTCGGTCAATCCCGGCACCAAGGACACGGGCTTCGACTTCGGCCTGCACCTCGACCGCAAGGTCACCGAGGCAGGCTGCACGGTCAGCTATAACGCGACCACGAACAAGACCACGATCACACCCCCGTATGCCACCGAAGCCGGCCTTCTGCCTGCCAGTGAGCAATACGTGATCGTCGCCCGCAATGGTGACCCAACCAAGAAGCCTGGACAGGTGATCCCGTACACCCTCAGCGGTAACTCGCTGGTGGTCTCGGGGCAGCTCGTCAACTTCTTCATCGGGCGGAACTACGTGATGCGCTACCGCTTCTCGACGTTCGTCATCAAGGAGGAGGCGGTTGGCGGTGGTCAGATGACCGTGGGCGAGGGGCGCATTCAGCTCCGCAAGGCCAACCTGACCTACGACCTCAGCGGTTACTTCCGTGTCGAGGTAACGCCCCTGCGGCGAGACACCTACACCTACATCTTCTCGGGTCGAGTGATCGGCTCGGCCAAGAATGTGATCGGGCAGGTGGCTGTCGACCGGGGCCGGTTCGCGTTCCCGATCATGTCGAAGAACGACGCGGTCACCATCGACATCGTCAACGATACCTTCCTCCCTTGCGCCTTCTTGAGCGCGGAGTGGGAGGCCCTTTACGTTATTCGTTCAAAGAGGCTGTGATGCTGGAAACACGTCGCTCGCTTCCTGAGGACGTGACCTATCTAGCCCCCAGGCTCCGAGAAGCTGACCTGAGGGAGCTTGAAGCTGCTGGTGTTCCCAGCGCCCATCAAGCCCTTCAGGACGGCCTCAGGAACTCCAAGCACTGCATCTCAGTGGTCAATGATGAGGACCGTGCCGTGGCCATGTTCGGCTGCGGACGGTTCACTGACGATGACGTGGGCTACATCTGGCTCCTCGGAAGTGACGAAATCAAATCAAACCCCACTCGGTTCCTCAGACGCTCGAAGCTCTGGGTGGACATCTTCCACAAAGACTTCCCGATCCTCACCAACTTCGTCGACCAGCGCAACACGGTGCACATTCACTGGATACGCTGGCTCGGCTTCTCGTTCCTCCGAACGGTGAACTCTGAGGGGCCGGGGAACCTTCCATTCTACGAGTTTGCAAGGATACACCATGTGTGTTGACCCCATTTCCGCGATTGGGCTTGCCATCGGCGCAGCGACCTCCGTGGTCCAGTACCAAGGGCAGGTTAGCGCTGCGGAAGAACAGAACAAGCTTTACCGGGATAACGCTGCCCGGGCCAACCAGAACGCCCGCGATCAGATGTTCCAGACCCAACAGCGCATGCTGCAGGAGCAGGAGAAAGCTGGCGCCGAAAAGGCTGACAACCTCAAAGAGGCCCGCGAGGCCAAGGCGACCGCGACCGTGGCAGCCGGCGAGGCTGGTGTCTCAGGCCTGTCCGTCGATGCCCTCCTGGCCGAGTTCGATGGCCGTGCGGCGCAGGCAAACGACCGCGTCGATCAGAACACCGAATGGACCCTGAACCAGCTCAACAACGAAATGAAGGGCATCCGCTCCAACGCTGAAGATCGTATCAACTCGGTTCAGCGGGCAGCCAAGCCATCCTTCTTCGATGCCGGTCTCAGGATCGCTGGTGCCGGTCTCGATTCCTACAACGACTATAAGGCCCGTCAGAGGACGGTAGGGAGAGCATAATGGCACGTTTGCCGGGGCTGAGGCCCATTGACGAAGAGCGCCGCCGCTCCGGTGGTGGCCAGAACCGTGGCCGCGTTCGTACCCCCTCCGTTGACAACATCAGGGTGCAGGGACTGTCCCCGAGCGCTTCCCCGGTCGACACCTACGCGCGGCCCGAGCAGGCCCCGATTGGGTCCAATGGCTGGGAGAGCTTGGCAAAGTCGCTCGCAACCATCCAGCCGAGCATCAGCAATTTCCTGAATGTGCAGGCCGCTGAGCATCAGGACGATGACGTGACCGCTGTCCGTCAGGCGTTCCTGCAGAAGTCCCCTGAAGATGTCCGCAAGGCCATCAGAGAGGGCTCCGTTCCTGGCCTTACGAGCCTCGCCGGCAGAGAGCTGGCGGGTGAGCGGCTGGCCTACGACCGGTCGCTGCAGATCATGTCGGCCTACCAAACTGACTTCGACCGGGAGAACGGCGATGTCGATGTCTTTATCCGCGATCAGATCAAGGACGATCTGGCCGAGTTCGGTCACGATAAGGCCCTCATGGGTGCCTACACGAAGCAGATCGGAACCCTTACCGAGAAGCTCCGCAGCCAGTCGGTCGACGATCATTCGACCTTCGTGCAGGACCAGCGGCAGGGCAACCTGTTCGAAAAGTGGTCCGCGAAGTCTACCTTCAACCGCGCTGAGGGCATGCCCCCGGCTGAGGTTGCGGCCGGGATGTTCGGAGAGTTCACGAAGAACCAAGAGCTGCTCCGCGTCCCGTTCCAGAAGCAGCAGGAGATGATGCTCCAGCTTGCCGATCAGGCAGCCACCCGAGGCGACTACGATCTGGCCAAGTCCATCCTCCAGCATCAGCGCACCGATGGCCCCTACAAGGGCAACCTGATGACGGACGCCAAGGTGGGTGACACGGCATCCAAGCTGTTCGCCCGTATCGACGCCGATCAAACCAAGGAGCGCTTGGCTGCCGATGCCGCTGCCGATGAGGAGAACCTCTACAGCCAGGGCGTAGCAGCGGCCGAGAGTGGCTCGATCCAATCCATCGGTGATGCCCAGGTCCGCGACAAGACCGGCGATCTGAAGACGATCTCGGCTGACTCCCAGAAGAAGGAGGTCGCCAATCGGCTGATCACCAAGGCGGCTGAGGAAGCCAACTACCGGGAGAAAGACCCGGAGAAGCGCCCAGCGCTTGCTCGCCGGCTGGAGAAGGAGAAGTTCGTCGGCTCTGGTCTGGAGCATCCGGTATGGTTCAAGGCCATGAACGCTGCCCCTGGCCAGATCAACCTGAACGCAGCCACGGGAGAAATCCCGCCATCTGCCAAGGACGCCTTTGACACCTACCTCGATCTCTACAAGGACAGCCCTCAGTATCTCGCGAAGAACCTGAACAAGGACTCTCTGGAGTTCTTCGAGGCTGCCCGCATAGCCGAGGAAGTGGGGAACGCAGGGACGCCTGAGGGTGCCCTGAGGCTGGCCCATATGGTGACGCAAGACCCGAACCAGATGGATGAAGCTCTGAAGCTCAAATACGAGAGCATCGACAGTGCGGTCAATTCCGCGGTGTCCAATTCGACCGGCTGGGTGGACTGGGCCTTCGGCAAGCAGACGGCCGGCAACCAGAACTATGTCAGGACCGAGATCGTCCGTCTGGCGAAGCAGTATGCGCTGCTTGGTAAGGACAACGATGAGGCCATCGAACAGGCCCGTCAGACCTTCGAGAAGAACCACATCAACGTGGCCGGCTCGTACATCAAGAACGACAAGCGCCTGCCTGCGGACTTCGAGCCGCTGGTCAACCAGTACCTGACCGAGTTCGTCGAGCGGCACAAGGGTGACCTAAACTACGACATCGACGACCTGACCATCTCCCAAGGCAACGGCACGGGGGCGTACTTCATCGTGCGCAAGTCCGACCGCATGCCGGCCTCCGTCGACGCGGACGATTGGAATTTCTCATTCAAACAACTGGACGAACTGCGGAGGCGCAACCGCGATCAGAAGATCGACGAGGTGACGAAGAAGCAGAACGAACGCTAAGGAACACTCATGGCCGACATCAGGTCAATCATCATTGATGCCGCGAACCGCTATGGCGTCGACCACGACTACGCCCTCAAGACGGCCCAGATCGAGAGCGGCATGAACCCCCACGCACAGAACAAAGGCTCCTCCGCAGGGGGCCTTTTTCAGTTCATCGACAGCACGTGGGGCAAGTATGGCAATGGCGCGTCGAAGTACGATGCCTATGCCAGTGCGGACGCTTTCATGCGCCTCACGCGGGACAACCAGAATTTCCTCAAGCGGAAGCTCGGGCGCGACCTGTCGAAGGGCGAGCTGTACCTTGCACACCAGCAAGGGGCCGGTGGTGCGCTGAACCTCCTGGCGAACCCGAGTGCCATGGCAGTTGACCTCGTGGGCCGCGCTGCGGTCCTCGGTAACGCTGGCCAGACGGGCATGCTCGCTTCCGAGTTCGCCAGCCTGTGGACCAAGAAGATGGACGGCACCACGGTCGATAGCGGTCCCTCGGGCATCGTCATGCCGGGATCGATGGGAAACTCCCAAAACCCCGGTGACTACTCGGTCCACGATCAGGGCCGCATCAGTGCCTCCGACGTGATCCCCACAATGAACCTCACGCGGGCTGAAGAGGTCCAGCAGGAGAAGGATCGTGTCGCCGCTCAGCCGTCCTACGGTGACGCTATCGCAACCGCCGTGAAGAACGAGTGGTCGGTACTGACACCCTTTCGTGCGCTGGGCCACTACGACCCTGAGCCCGACTACAAGCTCACCAAGGAGAAGCTCGAAGCATTCGGCCGGAACATCCCAGACGACTACCTCGACGAGTTCGAGGACGCGGTCTCTGATGAGCATGCTGAGGCGATCCGCAACAGGCTCCTGACGCAGCTCGAAGACAACCGCAAGATCGCCTCGCTGGGCACGGCAGGAACCGTCATCTCCATGGGCGCTGCCCTGACTGACCCCGGCGCTATTGCCGCAACGGCGGCTATTGGCGCTGTAACGGGCGGCTTCGGTGTCCCCGCTGCGGTGGCTGCTCGTCTCGGCCGTGTGGGCTTGGTCGGGCTGGCTGCGGCTGAGGGTGTGGCCGGCAATCTAGCCACCGACATCCCGCTCGTGGCCGTCGACCCGACCCGTGACGTTTCCTTCGACGAGCTGAAGTATAGCATCGGTACCGGTCTCGTTATGGGTGGTACGCTAGGGGCGTTCAGGCGCAACCCGATGCTGAACGAGGAGGCCAAGCAGGTCGCCCGTATCGGGCAGCGTATGCAGAATGAGGCGCTTGCCCCGGCTAACCCCGGCTCGGTGGGCGCTGCTGCAGCCATGGGTGACAACTTCACCCGCAGCGACACCGTCAACCTGATCGACGACTTCAAGAGGCTCGACCCCAAGGGCACCTTCCTGAACTGGCGGGTGGATACGGTCGGCCAGCTCATGGCCTCAAAGAACCCACTGGCCCAGACCATGGCCCGCTACCTCGGTGAGGACGGTGTCCGTGCCCAGAAGGGCAGCGGAGTGGTGACCGAGATCGCCGCGACCGAGCGCATGCAGCGCCGACTGCGTGTGGCCCAGGTCAACTGGTATCGGGGCTATGGCGATGCGTGGAAGAAGTTCCGCAAGGCCAACGGCATCAGCGCCTTCAACAGCAAGGATGCCGAGCTGAAGTTCAAGGACCAGATCGCTGACTACATCCGCGAGGAGAGCCCTTCAGCCCGCGCTCAGTTCCCCGCTGAGGTGAAGCAAGCGGCCGGTGCATTCCAGGCCGAGATGAAGTCGTTCTGGCAGGAGGCTCAGAAGCTGGGCATCACGCGGTCGGAGCATGGTGTGGAGAACTACTTCCCCCGTTACGCGCACCTCGCCAAGGCCACCAAGCTGATCAGGGACGTGGGCTACAGCATGGACCGCAAGGGTGGTCTGACGGACCTGTTCGCAGGGGCAATCCTGAAGAAGCAGCCCGGGCTCGAGCCTCAGATCGCCAAGCGCATGGGCTATGCCATCCTCGACCGCTTCCAGAAGCTCAGCTCGGGGGAGGAGATGTTTGGTTCCGGTCACCTCGGCTTTGACCTCGACGACCTTGAGGCGGAACTGAAGAACTACCTCTCGGATGACGAGATCGCTAACGTCAAGGCGTGGGCATCGCGCAACGAGAAGAAGGCCGATGAGGCCTCTGGACCGGCCCGCATGAAGGCCCGCATCATGCTCGACGAGAACCACTTCGGTGAGGTCTGGGACAAGCATGGCGCTCCGCGTCAGGTCAGCATCTCCGACTTCTACGTCAAAGACCCGCACACGGCTTTCCAGCTCTACGCGCGTAACATGAGCGGCCAGCTCGCTATGGCCCGCATCCAAGTGCGTGACCCTGAGACCGGCAACCTGCTGATTGACGGGATCAAGAACGGGAACGACTGGCTGAAGCTGAAGAACCAGATCAAGTCGGTGGGCGAGGCGACCGGCGCGAACAACACGCTGGATGAGAAGAACCTCGACTTCCTGTACTCGGCCATCACCGGCACCCCGCTGGCTGGTATCGATAGGGGCTCCGATGGGGCGACCTTCCTGCGCATGCTGAGGGACTTCAACTTCCTCCGTCTGATGGGTCAGGTCGGCTTCTCGCAGGTTCCTGAGTTCGGCCGTGTGGTCGCCCAGGCCGGGATCAAAACCACGTTCCAGGCGGTTCCTTCCTTCCGCCACCTGCTCGACATGGCCCGCTCGGGCAAGATGACCGACGAGGTGGCCGAGGAGCTGGACGCCATGGGGGCCTTCGGTAGCGACTACGAGCGCACTGCTCACTACCTCGAAACTGATGAGCTGGGCGTTCCGGTAACCAGCGGGACCGATTCCACGATCCAGCGCGTGGCCGGCGCAGTTAACCCCAAGCTCCACGCGATGAACCGCTTCGTCTCGATGGGCTCGGGTATGGCTCCGGTCAACCGCGTGTTCCAGAAGTGGTCGGCCCGTGCGGCTGCTGTGAAGTTCACCAAGATGGCCATGTTCGGAGACAGGATCGATGCTGAGCGTCTCCGTGCCCTTGGGCTGGACAAGAAGGCTGCCGATCAGATCTTCGAAGCGATCAGGACGAATGCCACCTTCAAGGGTGGTGTGAAGTCCCCCTCGAAGCTCCAGAGCCTCGGCATCAAGAAGTGGGATGGTAACACCTTGGCCTCGTTCGAGGATGCGATGTTCCGGCTGAACCGGACGATGATCCTTGAGAACGACCCAGGCCAGATGCACCGCTGGATGGCTCACCCGATGGGCCAGATGATGATGCAGTTCCGCACGTTCGCCATGGCAGCCCACACGAAGGCGCTCCTTCAGGGCCTCAACATGCGCGATCTCCCGGCCATCAATGGCGCTCTGGCGTCGAGCTTCCTCGGTGCTGCGGTCTATGCTGGCCAGACACACCTCAACCTGCTCGGCAGGGAGGACCGTGAGCAGCTACTGAAGGAGCGCCTGTCGTGGGATAAGCTCGGCCTTGCCGGCTTCGCTCGCTCTTCTGAAAGTGCGCTGGTCCCGATGTTCGCTGATATCGGCTGGCAGTTCTTCGACGATGAGCCGATCTTCGACACCCGCTCGTCGGGCTTGAAGACGACCATGCAGGGCGCTCTCGGTAACCCGACTGGTGACCTCGTCTCGACAGGTCTGGCTGGCATCGCTGGCGTCACCTCCGCGATTGCCGGCGACGATTACTCGCAGACCGACTGGCAGAACCTCACCCGCGTCCTGCCGTTCTCGCGCATGATGGGCGCTATCCAGTTTCTCAACTGGGCCGGCTCTGGCCTGCCTCGGCGCGAGCTTCGCGACTAAATCTACTCACCCGTGAATAGCGGCCCTCGCGGAAACTCGGGGGCCTTTCCATTTCAACAGAGAGACACTCATGGCTCTTGCTTATGCTCAATCCCTCGGGGACGGGGTTACGACCATCTTCACGGTCCCCTTTCCCTACATCTCTAAGACCCACGTTCAGGTGACGGTCGATGGCGTGGCGGTTGCCTATACCTGGCTGTCGCCCACCTCGGTCCAAATCACTCCGGCCCCGGCTGTAGACAAGATCGTGGATCGTCGCCGCGTAACCCCTCGCGACACACTTCTGGTCGACTTCGTTGACGGCTCTACGCTGGTTGAAAGTGAACTCGATCTCTCCGCGCTGCAGGTGTTCTACCTCGCGCAGGAGTCCTTCGACCTGGGTGAGTCCTCCCTCGGTGTCACCGAAGACGGCTCCTTCTCGGCCCTCGGCCGGCGCATCTCGAATGTTCTCACGCCTGTCCAGGCGAACGATGTGGCCAGCAAGCTGTTCGTTGAGACGGGCGTGTCTTCGGGCGTGGCCATCGCCACCCAGAAGGCGGCTGATGCCTCCTCTGCCGCCGTCGCTGCTGCGGTGTCCGAGACGAACGCTGCGACCTCCGCATCCTCGGCCAACACGTCGAAGAACACGGCCACCACCAAGGCCACTGAAGCGGCCACGAGCGCCACCAATGCAGCGACCTCGGCCACCACGGCAACGACCAAGGCCGGTGAAGCTGCGGCCAGCGCTCTCGAAGCGAAGGGCTACCGCGACACGGCTTCGACGAAGGCTGCTGAGGCTGCTGCTAGCGCTGCTGCGGCTGCGACGTTCGATCCCGCGACCTACTACACGAAGGTCGAGGTCAACACCTCCCTCGGCCTGAAGCTCGACAAGACTGGTGGGCAGTTAACGGGCAACCTCAACATCATGAAGAGCGGGCCGACTCTCTCGCTCCAGAACACCGACAGCGGAGGAAATACGTGGGGTCTGATCAGCGCGGCTGACGGGAAGCTCTACATCCAGAAGCAGAACGGCACGGTCGTCAACGAAGTGTCGTTCGGGACTGATGGCTCGATCTGGACCGCCCAGTTCGGTGACCTCAACTCCCGCATCGAGACCCGCGCCACCGCGTGGGCAAACGACCGTGTGGCCAACCTCTCGTTCCGCAAGGTTAGCCCTAGCTCGTTCTCTGTGCCGGACAACGGTCTTCAAATGTGTCCAGCCGGTGCGGTCCTCACGGGCATGAACATGGCAGGCACTCAGAACAATCCAACCATGTATTACCACTACTTGCAGGCATACGACCCTGTTCGTGGCTGGGTTACTTTCAGCGGAGCTTAATCATGGAAATCGTAAACTTCGGCCACTTCAAGCCCCTGAACGAAACCGGCGTCATCTTCTACGAGAACGAGCACCAGCAGGACTGGTACGATCTCCGCAAGGGCCTGACCAACTGGACTGAGCAGGGCGAGTTCGTCGACGCCGTCTACGGGGCCTGGGCTCTCGTCCAACCCGACGAGGACAGCCTGACCAATGGGACTGTGACCAACGTGGAGCACGATCCTTCCCGCCTCGTTCCGCATAACAAGATCGTCGTAGGTATCGACGCTGCCCCCTCGGAGATCGCGCCGGGAATGCTCTTCCAAGCAGGTGTCTTCCTCCCAGCGCCTCCGGTAATCACGCCGATGCCCAACCTCTCGCCCCGCCAACTCTGGCTGGGAGCGTTGGAGATCAACCTCACCAAGGCCCAGGTCATGGCTCAGATCGGTACGATTGCGGACGCCAAGCTTCGCGCCACGCTTGAGATCGAAATGACCGAACCGCCGCTTGACGGCTTCGTTCGGGACAGCTTTGCGGTCGAGCGACTGCGCGAGCTTATGGGCATTCCTGTTGACCAGTTCGACACCCTCTGGCTCTGGGCAGGGACACTTTAATGGAACACATGAACACCGAGGCCCTGCTGTTGATTGGCAGGGTCGAGGGTAAGGTGGACACGCTCATCAGCCTGTCGTCTGCGCAATCCCAGCGCATCGACCAACTAGAAGGGCGGATGTCGGCCGGGGAGGTAGACATCGCCTCCCTCAAGGCCAAGGCATCTACCAACCAATCCTTCATCACCAACATCACCGCGATCCTGGCCCTCATCGTGGCCGCGATCAGCGCCTATCTGAGCTACAAGTAATGGACCTTAACGAAATCCTCTCGAAGCTCCATGCGGAAATGGCCCAGAAGCTCCTCGACAAGGTCAGGAGTGGAGAGGTCACTGCAGCCGAGCTGAACGTGGCCCGCCAGTTCCTCAAGGACAACAACATCGACTCAGTCCCTAAGGAAGGCAGCCCCGTGGCAAATCTCGCCAATGAGCTTCCGTTCACGGGCGACGACGACCGACCCTCATACAATTAAACCCTCGCAGCCCCCAGTAGGCTGACTCAGGACTCGCGCCAGTGACCCCTAGGCTACTACCCTAGCCAGGAGCGCTGGTGCGCGTCTGTGCGCCGCTGTGGCCTGTTTAATCCACGGGTGGATATATGACAGCCGATAGCCTGAAGTCAGGCACCCATCTCAGTCCCTCCATCGACCCCCTGAAGAAGGACTTTCGAAACTTCCTCTTCGTGGTCTGGAAGCACCTCAACCTCCCGGTCCCGACAGCCGTTCAATACGACATCGCCGGCTATCTCCAGCACGGCCCCAAGCGTTGCGTGATCGAGGCCTTTCGAGGCGTGGGTAAGTCCTACGTCACCTCGGCCTTCGTGGTCTGGCTCCTCTACTGCAACCCCCAGCTCAACATCCTCGTGGTCTCGGCCTCGAAGGATCGCTCCGACCAATTCTCCAGCTTCACCAAGAGGCTGATCGCTGAGATGCCGATCTTGGCCCACCTCCGCGCCCAGGCAGGGCAGCGTGATTCGATGGTGGCCTTCGATGTCGGCCCAGCCCGCAACTCCCACTCTCCCTCCGTCAAGTCCGTTGGCATCACCGGCCAGCTCGCCGGCTCTCGTGCTGACATCATCATCGCGGACGACGTTGAGGTTCCGAACAACTCCATGACCCAGCTCCAGCGTGACCAGCTCTCGGAGCGCGTGAAGGAGTTCGACGCTATTCTGAAGCCGCTGCCGACCAGTCGCATCATCTACCTGGGCACCCCTCAGACCGAGATGAGCCTCTACAACAGGCTGCCTGAACGCGGCTATGAAATCCGCATCTGGCCGGCCCGTGTGCCGAACGACCCCGAGCGCTACCTCGGTCGCCTCTCGAAGTTCGTCTTGGATATGATCGAGGCCGGCGCTGAACCACGCCAACCGGTCGACCCCCAGCGTTTCCAAGAGCAGGACCTGATCGAGCGTGAGGCTTCCTACGCCCGCTCTGGCTTCGCCTTGCAGTTCATGCTCGACACCTCGCTCAGCGACCAAGATAAGTACCCGCTGAAGCTCTCCGATCTGATCATCAGCTCACTCGATCCCCGCATGGCCCCGGCCAAACTGGTCTGGTGTAACGACCCTGACAAGGTGATCTCCGATCTCCCCGCAGTGGGGCTTCAGGGTGACCGTCTGCATCGCCCGATGTGGACCGCGAACGAGATGGCTGAGTACACCGGCTCGGTCATGGCCATCGACCCTTCGGGTAACGGCGGTGACGAGACGGCTTACGCCATCGTCAAGATTCTCCACGGCAACCTCTTCTTGGTCGCCTCAGGGGGCTTCAAGGAGGGCTACTCCGAGGCAACCCTCAAGGCCCTCGCAATGCTGGCCGCAACCCACAACGTCAACCGCGTGATCGTCGAAGGCAACTTCGGTGACGGCATGTTCACCCAGCTCCTGAAGCCGGTGTTCACCCGCGTCCACCCGGTGACCATTGAGGAAGTCAAGCACTCGACCCAGAAGGAGCGCCGCATCTGCGACGTTCTGGAACCGGTCATGAACCAGCACCGCCTCATCGTCGACGCCCAGGTCATCAAGCGTGACCACGAAGCCGAGCCCCATAGGCAGCTCTTCTACCAGCTCACCCGCATCACCCGCGACCGTGGCGCTCTGGTGAAGGACGACCGTCTCGATGCTCTGGCTATCGCCGTGGGCTACTGGGTTGAACACATGGCCCGAGACACGGAGAAGGCGGCTGACGACCACAAGGCAGCACTGCTCGAACAGGAGCTGAAGAACTTCGCTGAGCATGTCTTCGGCATGTCAGGGGAGGACAGCCTTAGGTGGATGAGCATCGGTTGAAGACCAACCTTTAATTACCCCTCCCTTAAGGAGAGACGAGAAGGAATAAAGGATGAGGAGAGGGACCTGATGAAAAAGGGGTCTCTCTCCAGATGATCTTTATGATGGATGGAGGTGGAAGAACCCCCATCCACCAATCCCTAATCCCCAAAGGAAACCTTAAGGGTTACTATATGGGATTGCCCGAGACTCGCCGGTTGTGTATCTCGAAGGTTCACTACTGGGGGACCACATGACGAGACTGCTCAAGACCATTGCCCTGCTATCACTCGGGGCTCTTTCCGGCTGCGTGACAATGGACAGCGCGAAGCCTGCTATGGAGGCCATGAAAGGTCAACCCATAAGCGTTGCTATCGCCAAGCTCGGCTACCCTGATAGCGAGATGAGCATCGCCGGCAAGAAGGTCTATACATGGAACAACCAGGACAGCGGCTCTTACACCGTGCCCACCTACAATACCGCCACAACCTACGTGAATGGCCAACCGATCTATTCATCAGTCCAGGGCTCGCGGACGACCAGCTACGACTATCAGTGCAAGTTCAAGGTCATCGCCAGTCAGGGGGATATCATTGAGAACTTCGAATGGAATGGCGATATCGGAGGCTGTGAAGCTTTCGCTATGAGACTGCAGAAGAAGGGTTGACGGCTTGGCCCACCCGATAATCTCGCTACCGCTCGATCATCGGGTGTCAACCGGAGGGTCCTAATGCTGGATAAGATTGGTCACGTCAAAAACCCCCTCACTGTCGTTGCTCTATTTGCGGGCATCGCTGAGGTGAGTGGTACGGTCGTGCTGCCTCTGCTGGATAAGGACATTCAGCACACGTTTGTGTGGTTCCTGATGGGCTTCCCAACCCTTTTGGTTGGCGTCTTCTTCGCGATCCTTCACTGGAACCACATAGTTTTATACGCACCGTCTGACTTCCAGAACGAAGACAATTTTACCGGCCTAGTGAAGGCCAGCAGTGACGCGATTCTTATTAAGAATAAGTTTGAGGTTGTCGAAGCGTTGGATGAAGGCGTACCTATACTTCCCCCCGCTGCTTCTCCTCCGACTGATGATCCTCCTCCCGCTGATTCTCCTCCGACTGATGATCCTCCTTCCGCTGATGCTACCTCTTCGTCAGGTATTACCCCTGTTGTCACTTCCAACGTGACCACGCGCTCAATCAACATGGACGAATTGGGTCTGAATGTGCGACGTTTCGCTTCTTTGACCCGACGCGTCACGGCGGCCGCTATCTCGAAGATCGAAGCTGAGCGGCACCTCTTCTTCGCTAGAGACGTTACCACGCAAGAGAATCCGCAAATAGTGTTCGATGCCGCTGCTGCTGTAGGCGATAATCGTTTCGTCGTGGAGGTGAAGTACGCAGCTAAAGGAATTTCCATACTCCAGATACAGCGCGCGTTCGAGACCATTTTTAACTACGCCAGAAGCCTCTCACCTGCGCAGCAGACAAAGCTACATTTCATTCTCGTGGTAGTCCTTGGAGACGAAGCTAGTGAAGATGAACTGACGAATATCCACGAAAAGGCAAAGCTAGTTCGGGAACATTTCCCCTTCACTTCAGAAGTGGTCATTTACCGTTTCAGTTCTCTTATTGCAGACAACTGAGCCAAAGTGTTTGTCGTAAAAATTTCTGAGGTCAAATCAGATAAGAGGCTCGGGCAGTTCCCCCCGTGGCCCCTCGATCTCCCGCATTGGCTACCCTTCCGGCTGCCCCTCTGACACAACAGCATGACACACGCCAGCTAAGCGATTGATATCATTGATGTGCGGAGCAGATGATCGATCTACATGTGACACATAATCGACCATGAACCGCTGCCTTGTGTGGCTCGGCTGAGAATATGCACGCGTTCGTTTCTTCTGGGGGGATAATGCCTTTTCGTGGTATCGCTCAGTTGCACATTAGGAGGCACATCAATGGCATTCATCTCAGTTATCGAGTGGAACAGGGCGCGCGACAAGTCGACCGAAAACACCATTCATCTCAACACAAATTACATTATTGCGTTTAGATCATGGTCTACTGAGCCACCCTACACCACAACGATAACGTACCTCACAGGAAATAATGCCAGTGAAATGACGGTGGCGGGTGCGCCTGTCGACATTGCTAACATGATCGCCAGCGCCGCTAATACGTGACACGTATAGCCACAAAAATCACCGGTGAATGAAATAAACTTAAGCATTATCAATTCTTTAAGGGGCTGATGGTGCTTTCTTTATATCTGCCACTTTACAATCAATCCACCAGTGAATATGTTTCTCTCACCAAATCGGGCGGGTAAGTCGGCCTGAGGCGGCGGGTGAGGGGCAGGCAGGCCGCTCGGTTCTTTGACAATTGAAGACGCTAGCATCGACCCTTCGGGGTTGGTGGGTAGCACTGGGTACAGCGGCGAAGCTGTGTCTGGTCCTATCCACGAGTGAATGCAAAGGAGACATCAATGTTCAAGGGAACGCTCATTCGATCTGGTAACAATGCGAAGACGGTCAAGGGTGACGGTGAATATGAAACCGCAATCATGTACCTTGCACCCTTCACAATGGCAGGCTCGAACGTCTGCCCCATGGCTGAACAAGCGGGGTGCGTCAAAGGCTGCCTGAACACGGCGGGCAGGGGCGCTTACAATAACGTTCAGCAAGCCCGCATCGCCAAGACAAAGCGCTATCTGGCCAGCCGCACAACTTTCATGGCCGATCTGGTCACCGATCTGGAGCGCTTCGTCGCCTACTGCAAGCGCAAGGGCGTCAAGCCTGCAGTTCGGCTGAATGGCACCTCTGATATTCAATGGGAGGTGGCCCACTACGCTAGCCGGGGTGACGCTCGCGGTTCGGTCTTTGAGTTGTTCCCTGAGGTGCAGTTTTACGACTACACGAAGGTTTACAAACGGGCCCATCGCCAGTTGCCCGCCAACTACGCCTTGACGCTGAGCTATAGCGCGGCAAACCCTGCCTATGCTGAGGCGGTCACGAAGGCTGCCCACGAGACCGGCGCTAACTTGGCCATCGTCTACCGCACAAAGGAACTGCGCGACTACTTCGTCGGTAAGCTTGTGCAATACGGTGATGCCTGCCGCGATGTTATCGACGGTGACGAAACCGACATGCGGTTCCTTGATACTAAAGGCGTGATTGTTGGTCTCTACGCCAAGGGCAGGGCCAAGGGTGACCAGTCGGGCTTTGTCGTGGGCTGAAACATCCACCAGTGAATTGAATAATGCCGAAACCGGCTGCCATGCGTGGCCGGTCGCGGGGCTTGGCATGCGCCCGCCTGACGATGGCTGCCGATGAAAGGGAATGCAGATGGCTCGCAAGCCGAGGAAGTATCACACGCTATTGGCCCTCATAGATGGCCGCTGGGGCATTCAATTCGGGGCGTATGAGCGTGGGGACGTTATGGCCGAACGCGCGGCCTACATCGAGAACGGTGAAGCCAAGGCCAAAGAGCTGAAGGTCATCACCACAGGCGACACGCAAGCCGAGATCAACGCGGCGGTCGCCAAGCTGAACGGGGAGGGCTGAGCATGGCCCGCTACCTGCCCACAATCGACATTTGGGAAATCACCGAGGATGGCCGCGCATCGCTCCAGATCGGGCAATGGGTGAAAGCCGGTCCTGATGGCCCAAAAGGGCGCTTCTACGGTCATGGCTCGTCCACCGTGGTTGCCTTCCTGCCCAACGCTCGCGGTCGTTATCGGTCCTACATGGCCACCATACGCGACTACGGGCGCACCGTGAGGTCGCGCTGATGGCCGCTACCTATCACGTTCGCAAGGTTGCCAAGGGTCGCTGGGCCGTCACCTCAGTTATTCCCGGCTGGGTCACCCCAATCGGCACTTTCTCCAAGCGCTCGGCCGCGATCTCCACCGCTCGCCTACTGGCCGGCTGGCGCTCTGCTGTGGTCGTCCACTGAGTTGCAATTCTCCCGCATAAATTACCACCTGAAGAGGCCCGAAGGCCGAAACCTAGAGAACTGTCCAGTACGGTTCTCGATGGTCGTGGTTATCCACAGCAATCCACCGCGTTTGAAGCTAAGGCCTCTTAGGTTCAATAAGGCGGATTGCTTTTCTGTTAAGTGCCTAATTTGACTTCGCTTTGGGCCATGAACGCCCGCGTATCATCACCATGTATCGGTGGAGCAGAGTTTAGGATTTTGCATGGCTGATATGCTCCGGTCGCATCCCTGAATAGGATACTTTTCCTATATCATTAACGGAAGTTAATGTGAAATCAGTAACATGCGCGATCTTGGAGCCCGATGAAACGTCAACAACCTCCCCTAACCTATTCACCAGTGGCATTTTTGCAGCTTGTGGTACGCGTGGGGGGAGGAGTATATCCGCTTCCGTCCTGAAATGAGAACAGGACGCGAACGGCGAGCGAGGAAATAATAAGTGCGGGCATTCAAAAAAACCAAGCGTTTTGAAGTGTTTATCGAGATTGAAAAGTCTCGCATTCTGGATCGCTTCTTCAGCTACCGCTGCGACGATGGGAACCACGAACTGTGGTTGGGTCGCTGCTACATCACACTGTTTGTTGCGCAAACCTAACCACGGGTGTATGGGTTCCTCCGTATTCACCCCGGGCTGGGGACAATAGAGGGACATTCCATATGCCTAAGGCTTTGTTTTCGCGCATGGGCGCGGTCATGAATGAGGTGCGCCAGCTCCAAGATGATAAAGCGCTCATGTCGGTTCAGACCTTCGAGGTCTTTCTGGTGATCGCGGCAAAGGAGGGCATTCCGTCCTCCGAGATCAGAAAATTAACTGGTATCCCACAGCCGTCAGTAAGCCGTGCTCTGGGTGACCTCGGTGAAAAGGCCGTTCGCCGCGATGCGGAAGGCCTGAAGCTCATCAAGACCGAGCGAGACCCTAGCGATATGCGCAATGTGGTCTGCTTCTTGACCCCCAAGGGGAAACTGTTGGCTGCCCGCATAGCGCAGCTAATGGGCATCGACGACACCAAGGTAGACGGGTCGTTTGTAAGTGGTGCCCAGTGAGGGACTCGAACCCCCACGCCTCTCGGCGCTTGGACCTAAACCAAGTGCGTCTACCAATTCCGCCAACTGGGCAACGAAAGGAGTTGCGATGCCTGTTAAACCACGCGGAGCCTCATGGCAAGCCGCTGTCTCTCATAAGGGGACGCGGCTGAGAAAAGACTTCCCAACGAAGCTTGAAGCTGAGATTTGGGAAGCCGAGACCAAGGCAGCACTGCTGTCTGGCAAAGAGGTGGTCGTAAAGACTGCCGAGCCTGTCATGACCCTGCAGCACCTCTTCGATCTGGTCGCTGAGACCCGATGGAGGGGCACCAAGGGCGAGAAGACGGCGCTGATCAATGGTCAGCACGTGGTCAACATCCTCGGCCCACAGAGGGACGTTAAAACTCTCTGCTACGAGGACAGCTTGACCATCAAGAAGACGGTGACCGGCTGGAAACGGGCGGATGCCACGATCAACCGCAAGCTCGCCGCTTTCTCCACCATGGTGAAAGAGGCCTACAAGCTCGGCAAGATCGACAAGCTGTTCGACATCGGCCTGATCAAAGAGCGGAACACCCGCGTCAGGTACTATGAGGACAAGGAACTCGATCAGATGCTGGCTTGGTGCGACGAGATGCTTGAAGATGAGCTGAGGGACTATATCATTGTCTCTCTGGACACCGGTTTCCGGCAGGGTGAGGTCTTAAAGATCACCAAGCGGGACGCCGAACTGGAAGACCTCTGGACCTTCGACACGAAGGCGGGGGACAAACGGGATGTGCCGCTCACAGCCAGGGCGAGGGAAGTTCTCCTCCGCAGGGCCAAGCCTCTCAACGATCCCGACGCAAAGCTCTTCACTCAGAAGCCAGCTTGGTACCGGGAACATTGGAAGAGCATGCAGTCGGACCTCGGCATGACCGATGACAACAACTACGTGCCGCACGTTCTGCGCCACACGTTCGTTACCAACATGCTACTGCATACCGACATTCGCACGGTGCAGGAGTTGGCCGGTCACAAGCGCATCGAGACGACCATGCGCTATGCCAAGACATCAGCCGAACGCAAACGTCTTGCAATTAAGCGGATGTCGGACTATCAGGGGGCCGAAATCGGGGCGTGA